AACTCAAGGAGGAGATTGATAAATATATTAAAACCGGCGAACCTTTTACAGGTGAAATTGATATTCCAGCAATTGGTCGTACTGCGTCCGTTATTTTCCCCCGTGAATCCAGCAAGGATGTAACTATAACCCTCCGAATCACTAAACCGCAAACAACATAGCTGCTCGTCCGCCATAAATTCGCAGAACATTCCATGTTGTCGTCCATAAATAAAGATGAAGCAGTGGATATTTTCCAAATCGGTCGGCTTGCATTGTAAATACAATTTCTTTTCGTGATAATTTATCAAAGTTGGCCAGTCCCTTTGGTTGATATGGATTTCCTAATTCTTTATCATCCCAACAGCCGGGTCCATGACTGAATGGATATACATAAATATATCGCCAAAAATGCGGGGCTTTCCGATAATGTAGAAGTGGTAACAATGTTCTGAAAAGAGCAGGTGTTGTGTGCTTGAAACGCTGAGTTCCATTGTAATACAGGGCAACTTCTGCTATAGGTTCTGAGAATGCATATTGAAAACGGTCGGTGGTCGTATTCCATGGAGCAAAGAAAGCAGTATCCGTCCCCGACAAATCGCGGCTTGCTAAAAAGGGATTATTAAAACGGTCAGCTTCCGGATTATGAAACATCCACATAATATCCTGTGTTGGATTATTGAATGGAATTGTTGTGCGAACATAGGGTTGGCCATTTGTATCCTGTACATCTAGCCGATTATATAAAGGCACCTTGTATTCTAAATCCCCTTTACGAAGATTAATTGCTTCATAATTATCCACTGAGATATATTCTGCTAGTAAGTACGCGTCTTGAAAGTGGAGTTTGCTGGGAACTTTAATATCCGGTATAGTCCGCCCATTAATACCGTAGAAAGGGTCTTTATCACTAGCACCATATATCTTTGTAGGAGATGTGCTATCTTTTTGATAAAAAGTCGCTCCTTGGATTCCGGGCATAGCACCAGGCGGATTACATGCTTTCTCTTCATAATCATGGTTAAGTTCATTGACACGAGCAGTTGTATAATAAACATTTTCAACACCTGCAAATTTAACTTGGCATCGTACTGTATCCACAGAAAGAGCTTCAATCGGTAAACTCTGTGCTAGATTCTGTGTAAACCAGAAAGGCAAAGGAACACGAACTGTTAGAGGCTCTAAAGCAAGCAGGGAAAACGAATTATAATTTTCAACCCGGCCAATGAGTTTATTTTTAACAGGCAACTTTTCGGGAGGCTCATAGAGTTCATCCAGTACTTCTAGCAGACGCCCATCTAAGGAAGCAATCGCTACACCACCGATTTCCAGTGTAATACTCTGTATTATTGCGTGACCGATGCTATTTGTCCATCCAAATGTGGGGCCGAGGAAATTCTGCTGCTTTAAAATGGATGCGTCACCTGCTGCTATAGCGGCTTGGTTTTGAATGCTATAAATATCGGGTAACACGACAACTAAGAAGAGCCGATGAACAAAATTTGCTCGCCGCGGAATAGTAACTGATGCTTGACCTCCAAAATCCGGCAGAGTATCAAAATCAATACGTACAAATTGTGCTGCCCATCGTGTCGTTGCCTTATAGACACTTACATACCGGTCTATGGATGGTACTCCTTGTATGCCTGGCTGCAAGCGTTCATCTTGTAGACCACGAGCAACAATTTTAAATAAGTCTGGCACAGCCATCTCCTGATGAATGAATAGACTATTTGTTTACTACTTTGCCGCCTCATATAATCCGAGTGTCCGAGCAGAAGGGTCTGTTGTATCAGGCGACCACTGTGGCATCCACATATGCGGTATTAGCCCAGCAGCAGCTGAACCAAATTCTGCTTCAAAGACATGCCGATACCAGCGGGCCTCATCCGTCTTGGGTGGATTATGCTTGTATTCCACAGCCTCTCCTACAGCTTTCTGTGTGGCAGCCGCCTGTAACATCTGAAACCATGAATTTTCTTTGCTGGAAACTCCGTCACTGAATGCCTCCTTTCGTCGCCACAGAATCTCATCAGGCAACAACCCTGTACCTTCAAATGCCTTACGCAGCATCCACTTCTCAGGCCTGCTATCCCGCGTCTTAGAAGCTACTGAGGGCATAAACATACTAGTAGGCAGCCGGCGGACATAATCTACGAGTTGCCGGTCCAAGAAAGGTGTCCGTGACTCCAAACCATGAGCCGCCATAGACCGCTCAGATCGCAAGACATCGTAGCAGTGAATTTCTCCTAGCAGACGCTCAATTTCATCTTCGAAGGCTTGCTCGTTAGGAGCACGGTAAAAATAAAGATATCCGCCAAAGAGTTCATCGCTGCCATCACCATTCAAGACAACCTTAATATCCGTATTTTCCTTAATCCACTTTCCTAGAAGCCAATTCCCTGTTGAAGCCCGCACACTCGTAATATCGTAAGTCTCAACAGCACGAATTGTCGGCTCTACCGCTGCCAAGAACTCTGCAGGTGTGAACACAATCTCGTGGTGAATTGAGCCAATATGTGTGGCCACTTTTCGAGCAGCGACCAAGTCGGGTGTATCTACGCCGAGGCCAATTGAAAACGTATGAATCTGCTGACCTACATCAGCAAGAGTCTTGGCTGCTAGAGCCGCAACTAAACTACTATCAAGACCCCCCGAAAGAAGAGCACCTACCGGTCTATCAGATAACATACGCTTTTCCACAGCAGCAACTAAGTAAAGCCGAATCCATACCTGCAAGTCTCCAGCACATTCATCCGTATCTGCGAGGAATTGCTGTTTATGCCATGTAAGAGCTGTCCACGGTTTAACAATTGGCTCATAGCCCACCTTGAAAATACCGTATGAAGAGGGCGGGAAAAAACTCATGTCCTTTACTGCAGCACCGAGAGGTAAGAGTCCCTTAACCTCCGAGGAAAAACAGTAGGCCCCGCCTGCTAAACGACCCACAAAAAGCGGCCGAACACCGAATGAATCGCGGCCTACATGAAGCGTCTCAGAAGGAATGTGATAAGCTACAAAAGCAAAAACACCATCCAAAAGACGGCAGACATCCCGGCATGAAAAACGTTCTAGAAGAAATGGAATCACGTAACAGTCTGAACCGAGATATTCTGCTGGAATTCCGAATCTAGCAGCAAGTTCCCTGTAGTTGAAGATTTCACCATTACAGATAACACGCCAGTCTCCACCAGGTGACTTCATCGGCTGATTTCCTGCAGGAGTTAATCCGTTAATGGCCAAACGAGTAAAACCAAAAATACATTGGTCAATATCAACCACACTTATATATTCTGGGCCTCTCGGCAAAAGCTTTTTAACACATTCTTCACATTTTGTTTGGTCGGCGACCTTAGTTAGGCCAAATAAGCACCAAATTCCACACATTACTTTGTAAGAAGAAGTATTTAAACAGGGACAACCTCAGATGCCTGCTGGCTGGAGGGCAGAGCAGAGCCAGAAAGGTCAATCGCAATCATCTCCGGATTCTCAACAGTGGCGCCGGGAGCAGCAGCGGGAGGAGCAAGCAGATTCTCATCCGTCGGCTCATAGGGGAAAGCAGTGGCAGAAGCCTTAGTCTGCTGGAGCCACAGATAGTTCGCAAGGAAAAGCTGACGGGGAATGTCCTGTGAATTGACCCACGCCGTACACTCAGACCAAGTCAGTGTAAGCTGAGCCGGTCGCAGACGATTTAGGTAGTGGTCCTGCATGTCATAGAGCAGACGACGCAGATACTTAGGAGCATCCCGACTGGGAAGCGACCTTGCCTTGAAGACGTCACAGTATGTCTGGTAAAGAACCCGAGTCTGTGTCTTGAGTCGCAGCCAAAGGGCATCAAAGGCCTCCTTATCCTCGGGGAAGTGGTGCATGTAGGCATTCAGACTACCCTTCTGCCGAAGCTCCAGCCACTTGAAGTCGAGACGGGGTGTATTACCACGCAACTCATGAAGCATCTTGTAAGTAGGCGTCTGAATCTTCCAACGCTGACCTGTCATTGTGTCCTTAATAACATAGCCCTGGCAAAAGACACTGTTATTTGAAGCAATCATAGTATCCAGTGCCTTTACCGTTACATCCGTACCAGCAAGGGGGAGACGACGACTTAGAAGATTCATGAGTGCAGGATACTCGGAAATTGACGGAGCAAAATCCAAGGCTGGTCCGGTCTTAACAACCTGAATCAGCCTGAGACTAGCAACCGGAACTGGCACAACAATCCGATTACTGGGATGCTGGAGAACCCATGAATAGCACATCTCAGTATTCAGCATTCCAGCAGTAAGATTCATACCCGCAAAAGTATCCCAGAACAGGCGATGAAACGTCTGCGGCCCATAGAAGCGGCAATTGCCACCAATGTTGGAGCGGGTCGCAATAACCCACTGAGATGTCTTCACATCATGGAAGAGATTAATCATGGTTCCATCCCAAAAGTCCTCCACCACAAGACCCTCCTTTGAAATGAATGTACTGTCCTCTAGCGGAACCGAGCGGAAAGGACTGAAAGAGACTGGCTTGTTCGTCTCAGTGTTCCAGACAACAGAACGGAAATAATGGGCATTAGTATGCGTCATATCAGACACGCCCTTCACATAACGGATAACAGCAAGATGCTGATGCTCCTTACTGCGAATTACCTTGAGGGAACCCCCCTCCGCAGACTCCAGATGAGCAAAGAGCTCCTCCGAAGTCGCGTACTTGATTACCATATCATTGAAGAAATTACTAGAATCGGCTGACATTTTGGAATTACTAAACACGTGTGCCCTATTTGTCTTGATAGCCCACCATTCAAATTTTTTTGCAACAAGCAGCCAAGAGGGTTTAATCATGAGAAAAGAACCCACACCTATCATAGGACAGATGGAGTCTGATTCACTTGCGAATGATATTGAATTAGGAGATATAATCTCTATTTTCATGGGTACAGAAGGCGACCCGCCTGTTACTGGCACTGTTATATATTGTAACAAGGCAGACCGGATTCGGATAAAATATTCTAAAGGCAGTACAACTGGCAGAGAGTTCTTACTAGATGAAACTGGCGAATTCAAAGATGAATATAAGATTTGGACAATTCAACACCATGCTAAATCTGAATATTGGCATTATGCTGCAATGATTGGTGTTCAGCCCGGTGAAACAGTTGAATTTTATTCTTTAGATGGTCAACCCGCCATAATTAACCCTGAAACGAATGAAACAAGTGGCGTAGTAAGTGAATTAATCACGACAGATACGGAAGATGCCCTGATT